AGACTGGGGAGCGTTGATCTAAGTGCCATTGGTGTCTAGGTTCCCTTACGTGGTCAGGTTGCTGGCGAAATCGGTAGCCGGGGCAGGCTTCACGATCCACTTCAGGGTGCCAGTCGGGTTAGACGAATAGGTTTCGATGGGGTGAAGGGCCACGAGCCGAACGATACCGGGCCCCGAAGAACCGGTCACCGTGGCGCTCAGTGCGTGCTTAGAACGGCTCACAAGGGTACTGGGAATGCCCGTGCCCGTGGCCGTGGTGACGATGCCGATGTCCTTACCAATCGCCGCCATCGTCAGGTTGGCCGAGGACGTGTTGGTGATGGAGAAATGCTGGATCGGGTCATCGTAGACGAGGAGGTTCAGGGTGCCCTGGGCGAACGACGCCGTGGACAGGGCCTGCGCCGCCGCGCCCATCATGTGGGCCGAGTCCGCGGAGACCGCGGCACGCACGGTACCCAGCGACGTGCGTACGATGCAGTCGCCCGGGAGGATCGCAGTCCCCTCCGAGGACGACACAGCGTAGACGTTCGTCTGCTGTGATCCCGGGTAGCCCTGAGCTGGCGCGAGCCCGAAGATGTTGTTAGTGGCAGGCTGAAAATACGGCAAGGGGAGAACTCCTTAGAGGGTGTAGACGCTCGGGTTAGGGATCTTGCCTGAGGCTGCGGCCTTCGGCCATGGTATGCGTAGGGTGCTTGACGCCCTCAATCCGCACATGGGGACCAAACGTCCCGCGCTGTGACTCTTCCTTCAACTGCTCGTGCTGCTCAACGACCTTGCCAGACTGCTCGGCCGTCCGTTGTGAGTGCAGGCGGATCTTGGACTCATACCACCCCTGCCACATCCAGCAGAGGATGTCCCCCCCTGGGCCCCCGCGGCGAACGTAGTTCTCGGGTGACACCATGGTGGGAACCTTGACGGTCACTCTGGGGTCCGACGCCGACAGGGCCTGCCAATCACGCCAGCCTTCGCTGTCTAGCAGCCGGGGGTTGACCCAGCGGAGCTTCCAGTTAGGCGGGGTCTCGACGAACCGTCGCGCATCCGAGGGGGCGTAGCCATGATCGGCGACTTCCCACGGGGGCGGCGGCTCGGTCAACGTGATCTTGGTCCCGTCGGGCGAGGTCCACTCGGTGACCGTGCCTTGCGGCCCAGCGGCCACAAGCGGGTTGTCTGAAGCAATCGTGCCCAGGACCTGGGGTCCGGGCTTGGGTTGGGCGAGTTCTTCGCGGCGGTCCCGGTCGCTTGCCATCAGGCGCCCTCCTCAGACTCAAGAACCGCCTTGAGCATCGGGGACACCGAGGACTTGCCCTCGGCCTGCCGCTCGTAGAAACGCTTCATGACCCCCTCGGGGTCCTTGTTGCCCATGCGCTTGGCCTGGGCGATCTGGGCCTCGGAGGGTTTGGTGCTGGCAGCCGGGGCCTGGCGGCGATGACTTGCCCCCGTTTGGCCGGCGGCCGAGATCTGCGTGGCGCTTCGACGTTGCTGCTCGGCGGCCCGCGTGGCCTGCCCGTAGTGCTCGGACACCAGGTCCGGGCGCTCCGCCACGGCCGTCAGCATCGCGCGCAGAAGAGTGTCCTGCGTGTCGGGCTGGCCGGCACGGATAAGGAGCTGTCGGGCCTGGAGAGCGGTCTGGGTCAGGGCGTGGGCGCCGTCCTGGAACATGGGGTACTTCTGCATCAGCGCCTGGACCTGGGCCTGTGTGGTCTGGACCTGGTCCCGGATGGTCAACTCACGGCGCAGCTCTTCGCGGGCCTGACGGCGCTGGTACTCCTCGAACGCCGTCCGGTCACCTTGCTGGGCCATGCTCCACAGGTCGTCATTGCTGAGTTCCTTGGGAGCCTGCTGCGGGGCCTGCCGCGCCTGCTGCTGCGCGGCCAGGACGGCCAGCATCTGGTCCATCTGCTGCTGCTGCTTGGTGAGTTTCCTGCTGAACTCGCCGACCCAGTTCTCTACAGGGCGGTCAGCTTTCCCTGACTCGGCACTAACGGGTGCCGCGGCCGCGCTTGCTTCGGGGGTGGCTTCAGGGGCTGGCGGGGCCTCCTGAGGTGACGCCTGAGTTTCCTCAGCCACGTTGGGCTCCTTACTGGTTGGAATTGCCCGCCGGGCCTTCGCCGCGCACGGGGTGGTAGAGACCGCGGGGGACCTTGGTAAACGGCAAGGTCTCGCTCATGTGGTCTCGGGATTTCTTCGGCACCGTCATCGTGCCGTCGTTGACGTTCTGGACGTTGTTACCTTCGTGCTTGCCGCCCATCTCCGACACGCCGCGGCGCCCGTACGGGCCCTTGTCGCCTTCGTTGGTCATACGGACCGAGTACTCGCCGAAGCCCTTGGCCGGTCGGCTGGCCCCTTTGAACGTCTTCTGCCCAGCAATCTGGGCTTCCTTGAAATCAATAATGTCCTTGGGGGACTTGGGGAACGGGCCGGTCTTGCCCTTGGCGGCCATTAGAGCGCGGCTCCACGGTCGCCGTAGTCGTTCATCACGGAGGGCTTGCGGTAGCTCAGGGGGTTGGACATCGACCCCCCGCTCCGCTTGATCTGCCGGGGGAACGCCGCCTTGACCTCCCGCTGCCGGGCATCCCCGAGGTCACCCTTGGGGGACAGGCTGACACCGGAGGGCTTGTGGGACTTGGGTGGGGGGGGAGTCTGGGCGCCCTGTGTGGCCAGTGAGGAACCAAACGGTCGCGGGACCGGGTTCCCCTCAGGGCGAGAACCCTTGAGTGTTCCACCGAGCTTCCCCTGCTCGGCGAGGTCTAGCATGCGATCAACGGGATCTTTGGCCAAAGGCGGCGTCCTTTCCGGCTACGGTCAAGCACAAAGTGTACCCGACCGGGTATGTGGGAATTAGAGCACAGGTGACAGGAATTGTCAAGAGTGACAGGAAGTGTCAGACCGACTCGCGGTAGAGGGTCACCTGGTCGATCAGGGTTTGGGGGTAGGCGAGGACCCAGTCCAGGCCGTCCACGAAGCCAGCCATGCGGGGGTCGAGGGTCTTGTGGACATCGTCCAGGGCTTCACCACGGCGGTCCCGCAGGGCGGCCACAAACGCCTCCCATCCCGGGGCCTGTTGCAGCTCCCGCATCAGGTTCTGAAGGGTCAACCACCGGGACAGTTCGGCGTTCACGACGGCATCCCCGCGGCTTGCGTCGTCTTACTCGGCTCCCCGGGGGTCTGGGGCTGCCGGCCGATCTGGGCGTTCTGGGCCTGCGGACCCACCGTGCCCGCCCCCATGCCCAACTCCTTCGGGCCCCCGGCGGCCATCTGCTGTGCCATCTGCATCATCTGTCCCAACTGGATGGTCTCCTGGATATGCTGCCGAATGAGCGCCTTGACCTCGGGGCGGATGTAGGGGAGCTGCAACGTGGCCTGGTGCTCCATCAAATGCGCCTGGACATCCTCGCCCATCACGGGTTTGATGTACTGGCCCACGTTGAAGGCCATCAGCTCCTCCTGTGGGGACCGGATCGGGGCCTTGTCCTCCAGGTAGAAACTCGGGTCCTTTCCGTACGCCTTCAGCCAGTCCTCGTACGCCTGCCGGAAGCCCTTCTGGGCCACCAGACCCATCTGCATCGCCAAGGGATTCGCCATCCCCTGCATGATGACCGTGGCGTTATCCCGGGCCTGCTGGCGGTTGATGTTGTCGGCCGTGGCCGACAGCCGCAGCTCGAACTTCCCCCGGATCTCCGACCGGTCCTTGACCTTGAGGACCGCGGGCTGGCGGCCCGTGATGCGGAACTCCTGGCTCGGGGGGAGGTATTCCTGGTTCAACGCCAGGACTTGCTCAAAAATCCTCAACCAGAACCGCTGAAAGGACTGAATAGCCGTCTTGAACCGCAACCCGGCCTCGGACAGCAAGGTCTGGGTCCCGGCGGCCGTCCGGGTGGCGCCCACCCGGTTGGGCTGCCGGCCCACGCTCAGATCGGTCAACCCCGACAGGCGCTCGTTGTACTGCATCAACGTCGCCTCTTCCTGCTGCCCCCACGCGGGGGACCCTTGCCACTTGGGGATTAGGATGTCCTGCTGGGGGTTGTCCACGTCCAGGAACTCGCCCGGACGCAAGCGCTGGCTGATCGGCGGCAGAGTCGCCGACGCGCGCTTGAACCCCATCGGTAGGTTCTGGATCGTGGCATAATCCACCCGCTGGTTGTGGATGGTATTGATCTCGTCCTGAATCCCGCGGATCATCTCCGCGTAACTCAGCCCGTACCACCGGAACGGAACCGGGAAGAACCGGCCCGCCACAATGGGCCGCATGCCGTGGGCATACACGTTGTCCAGATAGTCCCACCCCAGCACCTTCTTCGGTGCCTTGGCACACACCCACGTGATGATCTCTTCCTCGAACCCATCATCGTCAATGTCGTAGCGCCGGTAGTCCTCCAAGACCTCGAACTGCTCCCCGCGGGCATTGCTGGCCCCGTCGCCCTCGACGCCCTCGGCGGCGTCCTGACTCTGCCGATACCGCTCCGAGTCCGTCGGGGGCTGGTCCCCGTGGGGTGGCCCCGCGTTCAGCAACTCCTCCACGACATCTTTGTAAAACCGCCCCTGGCGGACCTTGACCCGTAGGTCATTCTCCGTCAGCCACTGCCGGTGCTGAATCCAGGGCAGCTCACCGGGGTCCTGGCCGCCCTTGACCGGGACGATGATGTCCGGGGGCTCGATCAAATCCACCCGGGGCCCCTCTTCGACCACTTCCCGATCGATTTTGACCTGAATACTCGGGGGGTCGTTGAGGAACCGGACGGTGATCTTGACATCCAGGGGACTGCCACCCTGGGGCGAGGTGTACACACTCCCCTGCCAGGCCATCTCCCCGATCTCTTCCAGATCCCGCACCTGCTCCGTCCCGAACAGGCTCTCGAAAATCGCCGGAATGGGCGTGCTGGCCGGGAACTCCCGGATGAACTTCTTCCGCCGCCGATCGGTCACCCAGGTCACCTTCCCGTACACGATCCCGGGCAGGAGGAACAAATGGGCCGAGCGCTGGACTTGTTCCTCCAGGTTCAGCTTCGTCTGGGCCTGCCAGTTCAACACCGTCTCGACCTTGTCCCGGCGGGCCTCGCCGGCCTGGGTCGCGGGCACCGCCTGGATAATCGGCGTCTGGCCCAGCACCGCCTCCGTCAGCCGGGGCTTGTACGTCTCCACGCCCATCATCGTCAACGGTACGTGGAAGTTTGACGCCCCCGGCCACGGGAAGTCCTTGTCCGCCGTGCGGTTGTAGTACTGATCCTCCCACTCCGCCAGCCGGGTCTCCCACTCCATCCGGTCACTGATCCCGGCGTCAAAATCCGCCAGGATCGCCGTGGCCAGCTCCTCTTCCTCCTCGGGCTCCAGCCGGGGCGTCAGGTCCCGCAATAACTCCGTCGCCGGGTCCTGCGGGGGCCCCTCGACCTCCAGCGGCTCCTCACGGTCTTCGACCGTGGCCGGCAGGATCGGGTTCTCGTCGGAAATCTTCACTTAACCGGCGTCGCGGAGTTGATCGTGACCTTGCACTGCTCGTCGATGCTGACCGAGGCGCCCGGGGGGAGGACATTCTTGTCCAGGTTGACAAACGTTCCCACGCCCCGGCCGTAGGGCGAATTGACCACCAGACACCCCATGTTCGCTTCCTTGATCTTGGCGAACGCGGCGATCTGCTCGGGGGTCATCTTGTCCATGTTGAACGGCATGTTCACGCCCGCGCAGCCCCCGAGGGCCAGCGCCGCGACGGCGGCCACGACCACCAGGCGCCTCACCGCGGGGCCTTCACAAAGTTCGCCACAATCACCGCCAGCGAACCGAGGTACGTGGCCACGCCCGGGTGGGCCTGCACATAGTCCTGCACCAACGGGGTCACAGCCGACAGGACCGCCAGCAACACGGCCACAACAGTGGGGACAAGTCTACTCACGGGGGGTCTCCTTGGAGCGGTGGATGAGATCACACCAGACACGATTGATGTCCCCCTCGGCGTCCGACGCACCGATCAGGGGGATGGAGGAGGTGTGGGTCAGGGCCAGCCGGTCGGCAGACCCCGACACAGACGGACTATGGTCGGCACAATAGCACACAATCCATATCCCTGTCAAGGGGTCCAAATTGGGCTGGCACGTCGGGCAGTAGGACCGGCTCATATCCCCCGACCGCGCCACGATGAACGCATTGTCGTCGGAAGTGTCCGGGGGTGGGGTCACGGACATACGGGCCCCGAAGAAGGCACTAAACACCCTTCCGCGGCCTTTTCCCCGAGGCGATCAAGCCAAACAGACCACGCTGCTTGGTGGTCAGGGCCCGACCCCGCGGGGGGTTCTTCAGCATCTCCTTGGCCTTAGCCGGGGTAATCCTACGCGCCGGCATCAGACCCACCGGTCCTCTTTGATCTGCACCGACAGGCGTTTAGCCCGGTCCCCGACTTGCTCGGCGTACCGGGAATCGAGGAGTTCGGCCGCGGCGTCCTTCCACCGCCCCTGCTGAAGCGCCGCCAGGAACTTGACGAACGTCCCCAACCCGGCGACTCCAAGGTTGAATGCCAAGTTCTGGACGGCCCCGAAACGTGCCGGCGAAAGGTCCCCAACCCAGGGGTATGCACCCAGTAACTCCCCCGTGGTGGCCTCCACGTCGTCGCGGAGGATCTGGTCCACCGCCGCATCACTAAGAGCCCGAGCCCGAAGCCGATGGCCAACACCCAGGGTAAGCCAGCCCTCGGAGTCCACGTAGATGTCATGTTTGACCCCCTCGTCTCGGCGGAGCTGGGCGTAGATATCGCTAGGCACCGTCACGTGGGGTCACTCCGCCACGCCGCGCTGGCGCCGGCCGGTCCACGATCTGGGCCTTGTCCACGGGCTGGCAGACCAGCACGGGCTGGGCCTCCTCGGTCACGGCCTGCTGACACACGTACGGTGGGGGCACCGTGGCGCAGCCGGCCACAGCCACCAGGGCCACCATACCGAAAAGAATACGAATTATCACGTGCACTCCCCTTTCACTCATCGCTTCTTGGTCCCGTACCCGTGCCACGCCGGACTGGCCACCGTGGGGGCGTTAGCCTTCTGCCGGCGGAGCCCCAGGGCCGAGTACAGCCCCGTGGCCAAGTACCTCAACGCCGCCTGGGCATCGGCCCACGGGTGCAACCGCTCGTCCGGCTCGTCGTGCACTTGGCCATTCTTCTTGGGCTCATACACGAACTTCCCCAGGAACCCCTGGACCAGCACCGGGCACTGCGTGGGATCCACCAACATACTGGCCGTGCCGTCCGTGCGCGTCGCCAAGAGCTGGTGCACCAGACTCCGCCCATCCTTCCGCGACCACCCATGCTCCCAGCTCGGGTAAATCCCCAGAACCTTCAAGATATCCACATCCCGGGCCTCACTACGCTCGCTCGCCTCACTGGCCACCTGCTGCCCCGACGGGTCACAGAAATCCGTATACCCGGCCACATTATCCGGAAACCACCGGGTACACCGCTCAATCACCTTCTGCGCGAACTGCTTCGTCGTCTCTTCCTTCCCGACGATCTCGTGCAGGACGATCAGTCGATCCTGGGCATCAATCTGGGCAATAAGGCAAGCCGGGGCGTGCCAGCCGAAATCCCACGCCCGGTAGATCACCTTCCTCGGCCGGGGCGTCAACGCCCGACAGTGCAACTCCTCGCTGAACTCCGGGTACACCCGCATGCCCTGGGCGACCCAGAAGTTAATCTCCATCTCCGCCGCCCAGCGATTCGGGTCCGGGAACAACCGCCGCACCCGCTCATACCACTTGGCCCCTTCGGGTGTGCTCGGGTCCTTGCTCGGGTCCGCCGAGTAATGCAACCGGACCGCCGTCATCCCCATCTCGGTCTGCCGGACCTCGAACCCGTTCATTCATCCCCACCCACACCGGGGGGCCCGACCAGAATCCCCACCACAAACCCCACCACGAACGCCAGCACAAACAACGCTTTACACAACACCGTATCCGTCAAGTACTCCATCACGCCACCCCGGCGCACCGGGCACACGTGGGGTACCGCATATCTCGCGGCTGCCGGCACCGCTCACACGGCCCGTGCCGTCGCATCCACTTCTTCCCCACCACCCCGTACCGCCCCGACTTGCCCCACGTCGGCTGCTTGGCCATCGACCCCCGCGCCACTACGCCACCTCCTGTCCAACTGGAAACCCGTGAAACAACGTGGCAAACATGTTCGCCGACCCGTTCGGGGTACTCACAAAGAACGCCTTCGCGCCCTTTTGGATAAGCGGGCTGACCGCCGTGTAGACCCCTTCTTGATCCGTCTGGTACGCGAACTCGTCGCCGATGTAGAGGCTGACCGTTTTCCCTCGGACCTGGTCCGGGCCCCCGCTGAGCGCTTCGATGATCGACCCGTTGGGGTACTGCAATCGTCCTTCAGACTCCTTAACTGCCACCCGTTGCCATGGGGGCAGATTCTGCTCAATGAACTGGCATCGGCCTTGAAAGCCTCCGGTGGGCATGCACACCATGGCCACGGCGTCTCGCCATTGCTGAGTTTGCCAGTAGATACCCTTGTGAGGATGAAACCGCGCGAGCCAGACTGCGTAGGCGGCGAGGCACCAGCTGACGAGCATTTGTCGGGACTTGGCGACCACCAGCGTCGGCTCGGACTCAAACTGCTCCCACAGCGTGCTATACGGGTGCACCACCGGGAAAGGCTTGACGCTGTTGCTCGCATCCGCCTCGTCCCGCGTGTTGACGAACCGGAGCCAGAACTTCCCCGAGCGCGCGCAGAGTTCTTTAAGAAGATCCGTCGCCTGCTCGTCACCCAGGCCGTCCAGGACTTTCTTAAACCGCTCAGGGCTGGCGGCCAGGAGCTTGTCCAGGACCTCATCAGGCGTCGCCAAGTAAGTTCTCAATCCTGGCGTACAGCTCCGTCCTGTTGAGGACCGCCACGCGCTGGTCCACTTCCAGCCGCTGGGCCTCCCCTGACGCCGACGCCGTGGTCTTCTCCAACGCGTTCAGCCCCCGCATCGCCGCATCGAAGTCCTTGGCCTCCCCCGCCCGGATCTTCTTCCGCGCCATCTCCATCGCGGGTTCCACCAGCCCCTGGGCGGCCTGCTCCAAAATCTGCCGCTTGATCACCTCGCGCATGTCCTTGAGGGTTTGCTGCACCTGGGGCTTGGCCAGGTCCCGGTACACGGTCCCCGGTGTCACGCCCAGCTCCCGGGCCACCTCCGTCTTGTTCAACCCCTCCGTGGCGATCAACCGGGCCACCAACCGCTCCCGGACCTCCGGCGCGAGCCGCTGGAGGCGATTTTGGGCCCTCACCGCCCGTTTGAGCCGTAACCGGGCTCGCACAAGAGGCTTTTTATCATTTTGGGACCCGTTTGTGCTATTCTCTATCATAAATGGCCAATTTGACGCTACCACGGGTGACAAAATTTGTCAAGGTGCTAATTCTGGTCACCTTTGGCCTCAACGGGGCCCCGGTGTACCAAAACGAGCCCCTGCCGACCTTTTGCCAACACTCTCGCTGTGATACGTGGTGTAAATTTTACCATTTTGAGCCCGGAACGCCCCAGCTGGCGTCGCCGCCGGCCGAGACCGTCTTTTGTTCCCCCGAATGGGACCCTCGCACGCGACCTTTACGTTATTTACCGGAGGCCGGGGGCCCCGAGAGAGAGTAATGTTATCGGGCACATGCACGGCCCGGCCCTTTCTGTCGAACGCTGGCCTGGCGGGGGGGGGGTAGCTCAGCACAATGCATGCCAAGGTTCATACCGATGGGCGGCAATGGCACGATTCTTGCGTCACTCCCTCACCACGGGGCCAGGCTCGGGGAGGCGGGAGGGGGCACATGCCATCCCCGGCCCCCTGCCTCGACTGACACGCCTTGTCACTTCCGCTGAAACGCGCTGACAATTCGTGGCAAGTCGCCCACGCTGCTGATATCCCTCGCTAAATCCTCGTAACACTCTGGTACAAGCGCCGCTGAAAGTATGTCCAAGGTGACATAATCTGTCACTTGGACCCGTTAGACCCCGTGTAAGTAGGCCATTTTGCTCGCCATGGCGCGTGGCACACGGCTTGCTACCTTCTAGGGCATGGACAACGCAGTGAACGCAGGCAACCGAGGGGGGCAAGTGATGGTCGCCAAGTGCGATATCTGTGGCGCACCGTTCCGCATGGAATCCTACTTCCACTTGAAGTGTGACCGGTGCCTGATAGTGACACGCAAGGACGCCAAAGGGGAGCGATACATCGTAAGCGTCTGGCATGGCGAGGGCGGATCAATTGCCGAAGTACGCGACACGCTAAACCCAGATGAGTGTTTGGCGATTTACTCGACCAATGGCAAGGCTGGCGCCGAGTTTAAGGCATTGGCCGATGAGTACGCAGCGGCATTGAATGGCGGGCAGCGCACGCTAGGCGAATGGCGAGCCCGCAAGGTTGCGGAACGGGGAGGCAAGTGATGGCCCGCACACCGGACTACGAACACACGCCAAGCACGCTGCGAATCGGTCGCCGTATCATCGGACGCTATGTCAACGCCAAGGCAGCAATTAGCGCCTACCTGGACACGCCAGAGCTATTCGATGGCCGGGCCGATGTTGCGGTCTATATCGGTCGCGAGTGGCATTGCACGTATCACGCGAACAGAGGGGGCAAGTGATGGCCACCAAGCGAATCGTTCTAAGCGATGACGGCACCCTGGATACCGTACTGACGTGCAATGAGTGTAACGAGGAATTGCGCTACATGTTTGATGGCGAGTCCGGGGAGAGCTACGAGGAGTTTGTGAAGTGGGCTATCGAGGATGCAGAGATTGCCCATGAGTGTGAGACCGAGGAGGAGGAGACCGACCATGCCTAACCCACAAGGAGACCACGCGATGATGAGCAATAGCGGCTACCGCGACTGTGCATGCCGAGATTGCTTCGAGATTGCCATTGGCGCGCCCGGAGCGCTCTGTCACGGATGCGAGGAAGCGGGATGCCTGCTCGATCATGAATGCGAGCGCCTAGAAGCCTATGGCGATGAGGAGACCACGCGATGAAACGGAGCGAGATGCTCGCCAAGATGATTGCCAAGGGTCTCAAGGTGCGCGACGGGATGAGGCCGGGGGCTGCTAGGGACCGTAAGTCAAGGTGGCTTGGATGTTTGGAGTTTGCGCGATTGACCGCTGAATCCGAGGACAAGTAGCCATGGGCCAACACACACACGCCTACACACGGTCGAAGCCTAGCGCCGGAGTCGAAACTTGTTCGTGCGGCAAATGGCGATTTACCGAGCATGCTGGCCCGGCAATTGTGGAGCAGCCGGCTGCCCACCTTCACCTCTGCGCGCAGTGTCAGAAGGACATGGGCAATGAATGGATACTTGGTCCGGTGTGTGGCAAATGCTGCCGGGCGAATCATAGAAAGGTGGTCGGGCGATGAGTCAGCACACGCCGAGCAATCATCCCAGCGGCCCGATGAGGCTCTATCAGAGCACATTCCCATGCGAAACGACCGTGCTCTGCCCCCTCCATGCCGCCGCGCCCGCGTTGCTGGCGGCGCTGGAAGATTTGCTCGACCTTGGGCGCGCCGGATTCATCCGCGGCGAGGACATAGCAGTAACCCGTGCAGTGGATGCCGCCCGCGCTGCCATCGCGAAAGCCAAGGGGGAGAGCAAATGAGTCAGCACACGCCGGGGCCGTGGAAGACGTTAAACCGTGGAACGAATCGGCTAGTAGATATTGTGCAAGGGTCTGATGCCTCCAACGGGCTCGCCAAAGTTTGGTTAAACGAATACCGCAAGCGGGGGGCAACACCGGAACGCCTAGCCAACGCCCGCCTGATTGCCGCCGCGCCGGATTTGCTGGCGGCGTTGGAAGCCACTTATGCCAGCGCTACCGAGGCGGGTGGATTGGGTGGCGCATATCTCACTGTCAGCGGGGATACCATTCGTGCCGCCCGCGCCGCCATCGCCAAGGCTAAGGGGGAGTAGGCATGCTCTACCATGTGACCATCACTGCCGTTGACGAATATGAAGTAGACGCGCCCGACGAACAGGCGGCGATTGATCTGATCCTAGAAGGTAATCAGCACATTAACCATTTGGGTGGCTATACCGATGGTATCGCCAAGGCCAAGGGGGAGTAGCCATGACATTGACAGCATTCCTAGAACAGCACCACATCACCATGACCACACACAGTGTCCGTGAGAATCCCTTTATGGATAATAGTCAATCCATGAATCACTGGAAGTGTCGGCTCCGTTGTGGCCGGAACAACATGACGGTGTATTTCTCCAAGGGGTATGGCCACCACGGCGCGGAGCCTACGGTGCGCGAAGTGCTCGATTGCTTGGCCAGTGATGCGGCTACCTACGACAATGCCAAGGATTTCGAGGATTGGTGCGCGGAGTTTGGGTTTGACTCTGATAGTCGGAAAGCAGAGCGGACATGGAAGGTCATTGGCAAGCAGCGCCAGTCCTTGGAACGGCTGCTTGGCCCCGAGGCATTTAACGGGCTGCTGTATGACGTGGAAAGGGAGTAGCCATGACCATCATAGCCTTGACCCTCGCATGCTCCCTCGCCTCCGCGTGCACCATGACGGCACACAGTACCGGGGCCGCATGGTGCGAGGCCATACTGGGCCCCGCTGCCGAGCCGGGGGTAGAGTACGTGGTGGTCGAGGGCGTCGGCACCGCCGACGAACGGCGGTGTGTCGTTGTAGATGAGACGATTGATCCCATCACCGAAGAGGAGTACCTGGACATGGACCGAGCTATTGAACCGTTGATCAAGGGGGCCAAGTGATGCGTGAACATGCGTACGAGATCCCAAGTGGCGCGATTGCGGCCTACTGGTGGACGAAACACTACTTGCCCAAGCTGCTGGAACGTGCTAAGGAAGCCCAAGAGGCCAACATGGTGGCCTTGGCGAAGTGTAACAAGGCGGTGAGGGAGTTGGAGGAACTGGCCCGCGAGGCCAAGGGGGGGGAGCAACGTGCCCAAAGCTAAGGTGGACAAGGCCGCAGGGGCGGCAGCGAAGGCGCGGTGGGCGTTTTACAAGCGCCTGACAGAGTTGGGGTGTGTGTACTGTCCTGACTGCCGGTGCTATCAATACCCGGGGCACCAATGCGAGGGGTTGACGTGGATTCGCCTGAACGCATCGACGTTTGTGGCCAAGGGGGAAGAGGACATGATCGAGGAGGGCGTGTATGTCGAAGAGTAGGGGCGTGTATCGGGGACAGGATGACGCCTGGACGTGCCCGGAGTGTGGGGAGTGGAAGGAGTTTGGAGCACCCCTGTGTGAAGGCTGTGACCCCGATGGGTTGGGGGAGGAACAGGTGGATATCTTGGCCAAGGCGGTGCGGCGGGCGGAGATGTTTGCTGAAGGGGAAGATGTATGAGGAGCGTGTTTCGTCAAATCGCGGGAGCAGGGGACAAGTTGTACGCCCTGGATGACACGGGGCAAGTATGGCGCTGGGATGGGTTTAAGTGGTCCCCGTTGAGTCAAGAACGGGCGGGGGTGCCGGTGCCGGTGGCCTTGATGAGCACCGCGTCATGATCTACCGCACACGTGTAGAGTGCCGAAGTACCGGGGACGCGTGGGTCCCGTACTGCGGGGGCCAGTTGGACGGGGCGTTGGATGCCCTCCATGGCTACACCGCGTGGCCGGGGGAGACCGTGACGTGTGAATGCCGGACGTTCAAGGGCCCATGGACCCCCCTGATCGTCGTCCACGGCGGGCGGCCCCAGGTATGCCCCCGGTGTGGAGGGACTGGCGACGGGTCCACGGGGGGCCCGTGTGTGGGGTGCCAGGGGCGGGGGGTTAAGTGACTCGCTGGGTTGTGATGGCACAGCCCCGGGAGGACTGGGGCGACCCGCCCCGGGAGGTCCGGCGGTATAAACGCCGCTATGACGCGGTACGGTTGCTGCGGCGGTTGCAAGAGGCGCGAAACACGTTTCATGAATGGGACCCGCGAGGGGCTGGGAACGTGGTCGGGGGGTATTCCCTACCCCGGTATAGGGTCCGGGAGATAAACGTCGATCCTGGGCCAACTGTGGCCCGTACAGGGGGTGCGTAGCGATGTTGCCAGTGTGGACGGTGGTGGAACTGGGCCTGGCGTGGATGACATTCGGGCTCGTCGTGGGGGTGGTGTTTGGCCATATGGTCCTGCCCCGTGACTAGGGACGAGCGGATTCGGGCGTATCAGACCGGTCGGTGGCGGGAGGCGTTGGCCTCCCTACCCGGCTGGGAGGATGTCCTGTTAGCCGCCCTATCGCGCTACAAGGGTAATCCCGATGCGGTGTGTAAGAACGACGGAGAGAAGGGTACGGAGGACGTGCAGTAACCCCGCGATATTGCATCTAGTGTCACTCTGGCACCAGGGTTGCCTTGAGTGGCGAGATGTCAAATCTACCAACAGGGGGGCACCAGGGGTATGCGGTCACAGCATTTTGAGGCGTTGGTCGAAGGGCTACGGGGCGCGCGGCCGGGGGAGGAGGGAGGACCGGGGTTTCACCAGTGGGTCCGAGATGTGGAGACGATGGCGGGGGTGTATGACAAGTTGTTTCCACGGTTTAGCCGACGGAAGTTCCTCCGGTCCTTGGGTCTGGACGTGGAGGAGCGGCCCCGGGGGGTCAGGACACGGGTGTTGAAGCAGTTGTTGGTGACACAGGAGCGATTGACGAGCCGGATTGAGGAGTTGGAGCACATGCTGGCCGGCCAGCGTGGGGGAGGGAGTGCTAATGGGTCTTAAGGGGGTGGTCGTGGCGAGCGTGTTGGCTCTGGCGGGGCCGGTGGAGGCGATGGAGTTCCGGGCCATGGATGCGGCGTATACGTTTGATAGCCAGGAGGGGATGTTCTCGGGCGTGGGCTGGGGGCATGACGGGGTAGAGGGGCGGTTGTGGGTTCAGGTGGTGGAGGGGGAGGTCGTGACGGGGCAGTGGTCGGTGGGGGACCGGGTGCCAGAGCCGGTGCTGGGGTTGGAGGAGCTGACACCGCTTGAGGACGATGGCGTGGTGGACCGGTGGGAGTTGCGGTTCCGGTTGGACCAGGACTTGGCGTGGTGGGCGTGGGTCGGGGCGGGGCCGGAGGGGCCGTTTGGGGCGAGCTACCAGGACCGCGTGGTGCCGTTGCACTCGTACTTGGTGACCACCGCGGTCCCCCTCCCGCCCCGGTGGGTGCTGCTGGGGCTCGGGTGGGGGATTTTGTGGTGGATCGTGCGAACACACACTGTGAAAGGAACAACACGATGAGTCTTTATATCGACGTGGACAAGGTGACCCAGGTGCTGCTAGCCGACGGCTGGCATGTGGTGATGAAAAAGTCCTTCTGTCTTGACGCGTATGAGTACCACCACCAGGACCAAGTCGTCCTCGGTGGCGGCCAGGTCCAAGGCGTCCCCTCTGCGGGGGCCGAGTGGCTGGGCCCCGAGGGGGACCACTTCGCTTGCCCCCTGACCGCGATCCTCGCTGTGCGCTGGGAGTAACCCAGTGCCATCTCGCTTCAGTGTCACGCTCTATATATTCTTATATAGAGTGACACTAGGATTCTCTGACACTGGCAAGGACGCGGAAAAGTGTTTTACGAGAACACTTTAGCTCTTTCATCGCCTGTGTCACAGTTTCCGCATCCAGGACACTGACCCCACGGCGGGCCATGAGGGTGAGGAGCCGCGGGCCCAGGGGGTGGGCCAGCGGGTGGATACGAGTCCCGTCGGCGTCGAGGGTGTATTTCAGGGGTTCGCAGAGTTCGGAGACTTGGGACTTGGTGTGCTCCAGGGCCAAGTAGGGGCCGTGGACGGTGCCTCGCGGGGCGAGGTGGAGGGCGACGGTGGCCAGGTCACGCCAGGCGCCGGAGCCCGAGAAGTTCTCCTCATCAGGTGTTGGGTGCTCGGCGGAGGCGGCTTTCTTGTCATGGGCGATGACCAGGTGGCCGGCTTGAGGGAAGGCCCGGAGCATGGCGCCGTAGACGCGGGGG